CCCTACTGCATAACGCCTATTCAATAAAGCAGTACCGTTAATCATGTGATTGTGAAGCCTTGAACCTGATAATGTATCAATAACGTTCCTTTGACCTTCTATCCAATCAGTACCATCGAAACAATAATAATACCCCCCTCTTGTAGCTTCAATTATTACTGGTTCATTATCCCCAATTACCCATATTTTGTAACGTCCGTTAATGTATTTTACATGCTCGCAAGCCTTTTGCACCGTTGAAGGTGTACATTTGATTCTTTTAGAAATGGATCCTTTTGAGCCCTTAAAAAAATATCCAGTTGTCATATCCTTACAATACAAATTACTAGCTACTTTACCACGTCCTTTATATTTTGGCGGTCTAGTTTTCTGATTACCAAACCACCAATCAGTTATTTTACCCCTATTTGGTGCAACGTTAGAGTGCATTTAATCGCTCCTTAATCTGTTCCGAAGCGTCTGGGCATTCTTTGTCTAAAGATTCAAGTAAAAGTGTATAAAGCGGTTTAACTTGTTTCTCTTCTGCCTTTTCCCAATTCTTAATTGATTTAGGAGTAACGTTTAAAAGATAAGCCATATCGTTTTGGGTTAATGCTTTTCTAGTTCGCAACTCCTTGACTTGTTTACCTGTCATTTTCCCACCTCATTAAATGCCTTTTCCAATAGCTCCCTTTTTCTGTAAAGTTCGTGTATTTCATCACTTCCAATTTTACATTTAGAAATGATTCTGTCTAGTTGATTGATTTTTTTTAGCCATATGGCTTTCATGCACACCTCAACAACATTAACTGGTAATGCGTAAACACCTGTATTTTCCATTTTTTTATTCCTCCATTCCTAAAACTTTAATTTGTTCTTTTGTTGCCAACCTTATATCTGAATAATCTGCAAATTCATATATTGAACCCCATGTGTCAGTAATATCTTTAGAGGTAACTTTGTCTACTTTGCAAACAGTTACTTGTTCTTTATCTGTAGTACTTATATAGATCATATCTCCTTTTTTAAACGGCTCTGGTAATGCTAGAAAATCGGCTTGTGTTATTTCTTGATATTCTGATTTTAAATAATCTTCTGCAAACCCTAGGGTCATATGTGGTTTTGCAACAAAAATGCATGGCGCATCTAATACAATATCTTTTCCCATATTGTTCCAATGATAACCCAGCCTAAATGCTTTCTCTTGAACTTCTTTACTATTAACTAATTTGTAGTTTTCCATTTCCTATCTCCTTATAGCCCCGAAGGGCTTAATTGTCACCCAATCTTAAATAAAATTATCCTCAATTGAGTTTGATATAATTTTTACCTTAAATTTATCCCTATCAAGATCACAATAATTATCTAAATTCAGTGTTATACAAATAGGAACTTGAACGCCATCATTATTTTGGCTATAAATTACTAAAAATTCTTTATCTGCTATAATAACTAAATCATTAACGGTAATCCTCATACCCATCATTTGGATTGATTTGATTATCCTTCTTTTTTCCATTTTTATCTCCTTATAGCCCCTAAGGGCTTAATTTATTATAGATGTTTTAATAAGAAATCTTCTTCATATTCATATAAATCAAAAAAACCATGTTCTATACAATAGGTTTTATTCCCCAATTCAATAGCTATAGATGAGTTTTCATTCTTTACCGAATCTATATTTATTGCATTAATACATTCAGTAAATGATCCAAAAAAGTTTTTACCTTGGTTATTGAACCAACCTAACACCCCAATAATTTGTTTTTTACTTAATAACTCTAATTTTTCCATTTCTCTATCTCCTCTCAACCTTATATAATAATTATAGCATTGCTATATCATTATTGCAATAGGTCAAAAGAAGATTTTTACACTTTTTTTACTTTATTTTTACTGTTCGTGATTCTTGCCCTATTTTTAAATAACCTTTTCTTTTTAAATACGAGAATGTCTGTTTGTCATTAAGCTCTAGCCATTTAATAAATGATAGTTTCCCAGTGACTTCTTTATCAAGTCCTATTGACTCCCTAGCTGAATTTATCCGCCATTTGGCTATTGTGTCGCTTCCTATCATTAAGGAATCGTAATCTTTTAAATAAACGCTCATTGCGTCAAGGCAGTCTTTTTCCACAGATTCCCAATTCTTTTTTTGCTGTACCGCTTTTTTATATTCTTCTTTAATTTCTAATAATTTGTCCGCTAAATCTCCAGATACTGTTAAAAAGTCTTTTTTGATATCAGGGTACATTTGAACAATATCAGCTTGACAAATAGACAGTTCCTTAGGTGGTTTTCTTAGTCTTAGGTATTCTAGCATTTTACCTACAACGTTAAAAATCCTTTGTTGCCACTTTTTATCTTCGTCTATCTTCCAAACTTGAAATTCAGAGGTATTATACAATAATGGTAAATAACCTGTTTCAACCTCAAACAACCCCATACCGTACTGCATTTGAACATAGTGTTTTAAAGGGATTCCTTTCCAATCTGTTAGGTCAAAATCATATCCTTTTACAAGACTGTCGCCTCTTTTAACTGATTCTTGCCTCGCTGATTTAGCCTCAACATAAAAAGGTTTTGATTTATCGACTGTAATTCCGTTTACTGTTACTTTACCAGCTCCCTCTTCCCCTAAATAAATCATATCAGGATGAACTACCATTCCATCGACAATATACTCTACATTATGCCTGAATAGTCCTACTTGGTGTTTTTCCGGGTCGGTTCGGTCTGACATTTCGTATAGCATTTTTTGTTTAATAAATTCCTTGGCTATTTCACTATCAAAAAAAGTCCTGATAAAAAGCTCTAAAGATTTATTCTCTAAAAAATGCCCCATTTCCGCTGGTAAAGAGTAAGTCCATTCTTTGCCGTCTATTTTTTCGTAATATTTTGTTACTGCTGTATTATCATATCCTGCAAGTGATTCTGTTGGTTTTTCAGGATTAGGTATTAAAGCGGGAACATCACTCGCCCCCATTCTCATTTCCCTGGATTTTTCAAAATTAGTTATGTATGTGTAGTTTTGTATCATTTATCAAATATCCCCAAACTTGGTTGATGACTATATCCTAAATCCTCATTACTTAAAATAGAATCTAGCTCCTTGGTGTCCGGTAAATCAATTATTTCCTGTTGGTCATAATAAAGATTTAATTCAATTTTTTTTATTTTTCCTGTAGGTTTTTTGTTAGCCTTAACATCATTAAAATAGGCTACAACATCAATAATGTCCTGATCGTCAATTGTCATTGAAATTGTTGAACCTGTCCGGCTGTTACGCCCTATCTTACAATCTACCCCTGAAATTCTAGTTATTGTTTTCATATGCCTTCCTTTTTTATTTCATCTATAATTTCTTGTATAACTTTTACCTTATTACCCCACCTGTTAAGCATTGTTTTGAATTCATCTAAAGCTTCTTGGGTATAAAGGTAATCTCCGTTAAAAACAGTTGCATCTATTGAATCGCATAAATTATCAAAATACTTCTTATGATCCATACTACCCCCTTAACGCCTCTTCAAATAAAGATCTTCTAATTCCATTTGCAAATAACCCCTTTTGGATTATTTTTCTCTTTTCAAATATATCTATAGTTTCTAATTTCGCCTTTTCCTCTTTTTCTTTTTTTATTTCCTCCTGTATCTCTTTTTTAGCTTTATCAGTTCGTGATTGTATCTCATGTAATTGTCCATCTGTAGTTACTGCTATTAGTTCACCATCGACCACTGTCGGCAAGCTCCTGCCTCTTTTTTGATAACTAGGACAACCTGGTAACATGAGCCATAAAGGGCAGTGGCAAAATAAAATACATTCGCCTTTTTTCCAATTCTTACATCTTCTACAAGTACCTTCTTTTTTCCCATCTTCTGTTAAATCTGCATTACACCAATGACAATTAGTATTTTCGATTGAGTTATATACTCCACAATCTGGGCAAACCGTAAAAGGTGTTTCGTTGGTGTCTTGGTCTTTAATTTCCTCTCCATCTAAAGTCCATTTTCTTTCTGATGATGGATGTCCGTGTATTATGGCATTTCCTGTATAATCGACAATAATACAATATTTTTTCCCTTGATATAGTCTTTCCCCCCTGCCTATAAATTGAGTCCATCTTATAGGGCTTTCGGTTCTACATGCCCATAGTACACCCCATAAACCCTTTATGCTTAAACCCTCTACGCCTATCCCAACCGTAGACAATCCATTTATAGATTGATTATCTATTCCTTTTAATATCCTTTTTCTTTCGTGTTTTGGCATTCCTTCGCTATGAACATGCTCAAAATTCCATCCCGCTTTGCAGAATATTTCTTTAATTAGATTAGCTTGCTCAAATGTTGCACATGGAACTATAACAGGTCTGCCATTAAATAATCTTTCATAATCGTTAACCATATCGCCATAAATTGTGGTTTTTCCTAATAACCTAGCCTGTTTTTTCATGTCGTAGTTTTCATCTAATATTGGAATTTCAAAATCTTTTAAATAATTTTTTGGTTCTATTAAAATAGACTCTGTTATATACCCTTTTTCAATTGCCATTTTTTTTGTAATGGTCTGAAATGTTTCTTGAATATAAGGCCTGAAAGTTTCACCAGAAATATGATATAAAGTTGCTGTTAATCCTAGAATAGTGGCATTATGGAAAAAATCACATATAGATTTAATTGTAGGACTTAATAAATGTTGCATTTCATCCACTACAATAACATCTGGGTAAATATTTTTATCTATTAAATTTAAAATACCAATCAAAGACTGAAACATGCAAACATAAACCTTTCTATTGGCTCCCCTTATCCCCTCATCATTAACATATCCGGGATTAAGTCCATGTTCAGATAATTCTTCCAACCATTGTCCATGGATTTCAATTTGAGGTACTAAAACAAAGATCGTTTGATTTAGCTTTATTCTGTCCTCAATAATACGTGTCGTTGTTAAAGTTTTACCTGTTCCGCACGGTGCGATATAAGCTGAATTGATTTTTTTATTTAAAAACTTGTTAGCTATTTCTCTGGCTTGCTGTTGTTCTGGGTATAGTTTTTTACTCAATTTATTTTAGCTCCTTTAGAAAGATTATCAAACTTCCATAATGGTTGAAGGTTGGTATAATGAAAACATTTTTTTTGCTCTTCGATATCAGTTAAATTAAAACTAATGCATGGCATTATGTGGTCTATATGCCATTCTCCATGATTTTCCCATGACATTCCATCATAAAATAAAGACTCTATGTATTGTCTTGCATAATCAAGTGAACATCCTAATAACTCAGTAGTACTTTTGCTTTTTTTCGCGTCTTGATTCTTTAAAGAATTTAATATTCTTCTAGATATTGTTTTTTTTAATTTTACATGCAAATTTTTCTTAACATACAAAGACTGTTTTTTTAAAATATTCTTTTTGTTATTTTTATAATACTTATCTCTTATTATTTTATGAGCTTCTTTGTTTTTTATATACCACTCTTTATGGTAATTAGAAATTTTATATTTATTATTTTTTGTGTAATCTGCGTTTATTTTTTTTGCTTTTTCTAAATTATCTAGTTTCCATTGTTTTTTTCTTTTTATTTCACAATCAATGCACGTCCACGATATTCCAAAACTGCATCCTTTTGCAATTGTAAAAAACTCAAAATTTTTTACAGTGCCACATTTTTTGCATTTCCTAATTTTATTATTTATATCTTGATACTTCATATCACACCCCACGAAAGTGTTTATTTAGGTACTCAAAGTTCGTGGCTTCTTTCCCTATAATGTAATAATAACATTATATTTATTATCTAACAATACCCCAATGGATTAAAATTCCTTTGCATTGTTCTAAAGACCTTACAATAGCATAAGGTATAAATGTTTTTTTACAATTACTTTCAAATATAATTTGACCCTTAGACTGTTTGCCTTTATCTGTTTTAAGCTCTATGCAAAATGCTTTACCGTTTTGCAATATAATTAGATCGCTGATTCCGGGCAAAAAACCCATTTTTCCCATAAAACCATTTATCATAAAAACTGTTTTTTGTGGTACTTTGAACATAGATAACACCATATTAGTACCTTCTGACATTGGAGCAAAAAATATAAAATTGTTTTTATTTGCAATAACTGAAAGATACCCTATTATTGCTTGCTGTAATTGACTTTCTGTCATTGTCATTCTTCTCCTTTCTCTCCAACATTTTACGCATTTTTTCATTTAATAAACATTCATCGTAATCGCATTGACCTGCGGAATTTCCCGGACAATTTAATTCAGTACAATTTGCCATGTAGTTCTTCTCTCCCATCATTGTATAAAGTTTTTGCCTTAATATGGCTTTCAATGTCAATATTGTTTTCATTGCAGTAAAAAACTAAAAAATTAACTATAAAGCTTAGTTGACTGTATTTTGGATCAGTGAGTGATAAGTCGCAAACCAGTAACACTAAAGAACAAAATATTTTATTCCAACTGTCAATTTGGCCATGAGTAATATTCTCTAAAACTATCTCTATTTCGTAATGACTTGCAAAATTATAGAGTCTTATTATTATGTCGGCCAATTCATCTTCAAACGTGCCTAAATAATGACCTTTAAAATATTGTTCAAAATCAGTTTTTTCGTATTTCTCCAACACTTCTGATATAGTAAATCCTAGCCCTTTTGATTTAGCTGTATTACCTATTCGGAATTCCTCATACGCTTCGCCGATCTCTGAAACAATACCCATTATATGATCTTCTACTGTTTCGTGTGATTGATAAAATCCATGCTCTATTGCTATCTGATACATTTGTTTTTGGTTAATGTTCATTTATTAGTTCCTTAATTTCTTCCCATGATTTATCTGTGGCTTGTTCTATAGCTTCTATTTTATCAACTAAATCCTGTAAGGCTTCCTGTCCGTTTTTTTCTTTAATGTACAATTTTTTATCTTGTATAGATTCCCTAATATTTATTGTTGGATGGTATTCTCTAATTATTTTTTCTTCCAGCAAAACACTTTTTATTAAAACTTTCAGCATTTCCGGTGCTGTTGCTATTAGTTTAGCGTTAGCAGAATCAGCCGTAATTACTTGACAATACTCACCATGCGCTGATCCATCGTTTATTATTTCATCACCTTCACTATCCACCATACAATCAAATTCCTCATGTATTTCCCACTTCCATGGTGCTTTAGTTATCCCTAACTTTTCTATAATGTTATTCATTTTATCATCTCCTTAACCATCTTCTCATAAGCTTTGTTAATCTTTTTCCCATCTAGCCAATTTTTTACAGAATTGGGGCTAACCTGTAATTTTTTTGCAATTGCATAAACGGTTAATCCGTTTTTTTCTTTGTAATCAAGTAATTCTTTTTGAATCATTGTGTAACTCCTTATTGCAATAATAACACCGTTAAATCATTATTGCAATAGTTAATCACCCATGTATTTATTTTTATTGTAGTTACTGAAAACTTATTTCGTGCTTCGTGATAGCCTTGACTCTCAGCTTCATGGATAAGTTTTTTAATAATGTTTTTTTGGGCTTCAATATATCTAGTGTCTGTAAATGCTAGTATTTGACTAGTTAGTTTTTTTATCATTGTCTTACTCCTCCAATTTAATTTTTATAGGTTCTTCGCATACAGGACATTCCCCTAGCGATAAACTCATTGTCCTTGAGAAGCTCCACGATTCAATCTCTTTTATATCACTTTCTATGATAGGTAAAACCTCTCCAGTATAGATACCTTTTATGTCGTAATAAATACCATTTATTTTTGTTACAACATGGTTTTTTCTTTTATTAAAATACGGAGTTGCTTTCGGAAATATTGTTTTTAGCACTAAATGAAATTGATAACACCCGTATATAGACTCTATATATCTATCTGAATTCCTTAATGTGTTTATGAAATTTAGTATATCCATTCTATTCCTCCAATAATCCTAAATCTTCAAACGCCTGTTCGTATGCCTTATATTTTTGCTCTGTATAATCATCTATATAACTCATATTATCTCTGCTTCTTCGCAAATATAAATATTCATAGCTCTTCTCAAACATAGCCCTTATTTCGGCTAGGGTGTATTTTTTAAGAATTATCTTTGGGTCGCATGTTGGACAAAACACTTGATTTACCTCTTGATTACATCTAGTACAATATGTTTTACCTATTTCCATTTTAATTCATCTCCCCTAAATCTTATATATTTCTACATCTTCAATGTAATAATGTTCATATTTCCATTCTACCTGATTAAAATATGTATCTTCTGTAAAATCCCTGCAATATTCTGAATTCATATCAATATCTAATACCTTCTTAATTATAGATATATTATTGCTTAGTTTTGTATCTACAACATAGCTTTGCATATCCTTGTAATTTCTATCTTGTATCACTACTCTTTTAAGCATTTTATTTTATCTCCCCTAAATCTTTATTTTTTCTAACATGTCGAGTCTTTCATTTACCTCTTCAATCCATTCTTTTTTTATTTTTTTTGCCTGTTCTTTTAAGGCTTTTCTGTCTATTCCTAAATAATAATGATAATTGTAAAATACTAGAGGCATATCGTCTTTTTCGTGATATTTTAGCCATTTTACGAACAAATCCCTTTCCCTTAAAAGATTTATTTTTATTTCACATTTTTCTTTATCATGGTATAAACTGTAATATTTTTTATCCATTGCTTATCTCCCCAAAAAGCTCTTTAATTTCTTCCCATGATTTACCTGCCACTTTTTCTATAATATTTAATTGTTCGTGATATGTAATGCTAAAACTATTACCAAGATTTTTACACTTTAATTCCGCAATAACTAAAAAATCAATCAAAGCTTCTAACATTTCATTACGTTGTTTTTCTGTTTCCCTTAAACGTGGATATAATTTATCATCTATATCATCTATATAGTCATTTATACATCCATAATTATGACTATTGTAATACGGTGCTTTCGTTATCCCTAATTTTTCTATAATGTTATCCATTTTATAATCTCTCCTGTAATAAATTCCCTTCCCTTTTCTGTCCAGACAGTTTCGTGCTTAGTTTCCTTTTCTTTTTTGCTGTTAAAATATGGAACTGTTCTAACCCCAGTATAACCCAAGCCTTTATACTTACTGTAAAGAAAATATTGACCTGACTGTTTGTACTGGATTTTTTGCTCGCAAAGTATTTTGTTTAACTTTTGAGCTGTTAACCCTAATCCACTTGCAATTTGAGTTACAGTAAAACAAGATTTAGAGTCTAGGACATTGTCGCAGTATTCAACCTTTGGAGCTTGTAATTTTAATTGAGCTTCCTTTTGCTCTATAACTAATTGCTGTTCGTAAGCTAATTTTAGAGCTTCGGCAAATGAGTTTGGAAGTGCTGGTTTTAATTGTCTTTCAAGATATTCTAGCCGGTCAATTATTTTTGCTCGTAATTCTACTGAATAACCACTAACCAAAATTAATGTTTCTCTTTTAGGAAGTTTGTAGCACCTGTATTTCTGTTTGTTTTGTTCATTTATATAGGTATCCTCAAAATTGGGGATACCTTCTAGTTTAGATAGCATTAACTTAATGTCTCTTAAAATATGGTCGTGCCTTTTTCCTGTTAGCTCTGCTATCTCTCGGCTGTCAATTCTAACCTCGAAATTATCTTCTAGGTTAGTTCCTTTTTGTAAATACCCGTACTTGAATAAATCAAATTCATTTTGCATAAAAAAAATCTCCACTTCTTCCTAGTAGCACCCCTGGGCAAACCACTAAAGGAAAATTTGCTGGGCTAGGAAGAAATCGAGATTCTTCGGAACCCTTTAGTTTTGTAACTCTCTGCTATAAGAGTAAGCCAACGGCCTATAAAAATATTACTACTTAATAAGGTATATGTCAATAAGAATAGGAATAGCAAAACCGATTACAAAACTAACAGGAATGGTTATTTTTAATGCTAGAATGTAATTATCAATCTTCTTCTGCATACTTTTCAAAGATACCTCTAATTTCGTTATAGACTGGGATTGACTCTTCATAGTTTTTTGTGAGTCTATCAACTCTAATTCTAAGTCTGAGGTTAATATCTTCCTGTCCTCTAATTGCCTCTCTAAGCTCCATGTTAGCGCCTCTGAGCTCTGCAATAGTTTCTCCATCTTTTTTATCTGACTCGTTGAGCTCTCCAATAATTTCGATAGATTTATCGATTCTTCTTGTGAGCTCTTCGTTTTCACCTCTAAGTTTAGAAACAAGGTCTGGAGTCTTTGCCAGTCTGATTTCTTGATAGATATGGTATCCGATGGAAATAACCAACAAGGAAGAAAGAACAATAATAGCAACAGTTTTTTTATCCACATTTTTCCCCCGAATTATTATTGTCTATAACTTTATGCCCCATCCCAATTAAAGATGTACCTGTAACTAGGAATACACCAACCAATGCCCATAGCTTCAGTAATTCAATATCATACTCCAAGAAGCCCCCTATAAGGCAAGATAAAAGAAATATTGTTCCCACCATAACCTTGAAAGATTTATACCATGGTTTTTTCATTTAAACGTTACCTTAACAAGTCGCCTTGGTTTATCAATAACCTTGAATTTATCATCCCAAACGTCATAAATATAGTATTTCTCACATTCTTTTTTAATTAGGTTTGTGAAGTGTCCTACTCCAAAATTAAGGAAGTTTACAATATAGAATGAGTTTGAATCATACTCTATTTGTCCTTTATAGTTGTGGTCTATTTCTGCTCCAAGCAACCTAGAAGCTACTGCCCAAATTATTAAATTATTCTCTGTATAGCCTTTTGAGTTTGTCAACTCTTTATTTAATTCATCTGGTGTTATTTTGATGGATGGGTGTCTTAGATAAGCTGAATTACATAAAGATGTTAGTAAACATCCTACTTCGCCTATAGTCATTTCTGAATTATTAAGTGGAATATTTTTCCATTTTGGATCGTTCTGATAATACATTATTTCCCCCTACTATTATCCATTTCTTTTATGGCTTTAATTAGCTCTTTGGTTACTTCGTTTTGATGTTCTTGACTCTTAGCATACTGTGATTGTAAAAGAACAATAGAGGTTTGTATACCTTCAAGTTTGGCTTCAACAGATTTAAATTGCATATTGTTTGTGTGTAAGTCAAATCTTAGCTCTTGTATGGATCCATTATATTGATTCATTTGATGTTTAATTTCGTCATGGGTTTCTTTATGTTCTTTTTTTTCTTCCTCAAGATTTTTAATTGCGTTTTTAGTTTTGGAATGTTCGGTTGCCATTTTCCAAATAACACCACCCAAGGCTAAAACATAGCCGATATTCAATATTATTTGAGTAGATTCTGTTAATATTATTTGGCTAGATTCATTAAACATCTTTCTTTAATACCTTTGGAGCGTATGATATCATAATAAAAACAATATAAGCTATTAAAAGCAATAATGTTTCATTGATATTCATTCCTAAAATTATTGACCTACCCAGTATTCCTGTAAGTATAGTAAAAAATGTGGTTAATAAACCTATCTTATCTTCATAAAACCTTAATGCTAAAATAAAAGGAAATACTCCCTGCAAATCTGATTTATCGTCTTGAACTATTGTTAACATTAAACCGGCTATCAAACCAGATAAAAACAATAAATTATAAAAATCCATAAACAAACTTAAAAATGGTATAACAATAAAAGGCAACCATAAAGGCATAGTTGATAACAAGCTATACCCTTTGTTTAACGTTGATATTATGTTAAGTATTGAAATAGATAACGATAAAAATATAAGTATGTATTTAAACCATCCACCCGTTATTAGTTGTACTTGCTCTCTCAACTTGTGCCTCTGTTAGTTTTTTTGATAGTTTTTCAACCTCTTTTCTTCTATCTTCGCCGTGAGGATAACCTTGCCTATGCTTAGCAATCGCTAATCCACCCATATTCACCATAGTTGGCAAACATTGAATAAATGCTATAGTTAGCCCCTTAAATGCTCTCCATCGACAACCTAGAATTGTTTGCCTTAAATATTTAGGCTCTGTTGCTTCTCGCTCAAATACTGATTCAAGGGACTTAGTGAACTCTGCCCCTAGCTCTTCGTATAATTTCATAATTTCTCCTTTTTCAAATTATACACTATATTTAGTGTGTTCCGCAATATCATAATCTAATGGGTGCGCTTTTATATTACCGGTCATTGGCGTGTAATGAAAAGGTGCATACCACCAGCCAAAGTGTGGAACTGGATCGCGGTGCCTAATTTGCCATAATATTGATACTGTTATACGATATAAATAATCTCTTGCTTTAGTGCCTAGGCATTTTACACCACCTTTGCCCTCGATAAAAAAGTTTCCTTCATATCCGTTTTTCAACATCATAATAGCAATAACGCAACCTATTCCTGCACCTAGAGAATGACCATAAATATTAACTTTCTTTTTACTCATTAAGTCTTTTTCGTACCTGTCAAAAATAACTTTAGCTTGTAAATATACCCCTAGAGATATAAACATCCCCTTGTATAAATACGGCACTAATAATAAAAAATCCGATATTAAGTCAAATGGTTCTTTGACGTTTGTACCTTCTAAATGCAAATTGTTATCATGTAAATATGCTGTTGCCTGGTGTTTCATTTTTCCTCCCTCTTCATTAACTCAACAAGTGCATGCTCAAAAAGTTTAGTAATGCTTAAGTGTGGATAATTTTCTTTTTTGAATTTCTTTATTTTATCTGATAATTCAGTGTCTTTAATTTGTATATTTGCTTGCATGTTTTTGCTCCTATTAAAAATAACCATATACCTAATCTAGTAATATTGCAATAATTTTCTTGACAATTTACCATAATATAGCTAATATTTAATAAATCTTGTCCGTATGGACTGATATATTATTAAATCAATAAGCCTTAAATTGATTTTACAAAAATTTAGTCGTTCCCCATGGCCTCATGGGGTTTTTAATTGTGGAGGTGATTATGGTTTTATGTTGTGGTCAAGAGGCAACAATCCAAGAAGATAGCTATGAAGGAAATAACGGCTGGGGTGTTTTCTGTCAAATTTGCGGTCATGCAATTTTTGATATAGATAAAAATAAAGCTATTGCAAATTTTCAAAGAGGGAGTAAAAAAGTGCAAAATAAAATAGTACCTGTAAGAAATAACTCAATGCGTCAAGTATTTGAGTCTAAAAGGAATGAAATTGAGGCTATCGCAAGCCCTATATTGTCCAACGATAAATCCGCCATGGAAAGGCTTTTAACTATCAACACTGAAAGATATCCCCTAACACTAAAGGGCGGTGCATGGGATAATATATGGTCAACAGATGTTGGTCAATTGTCTATAGTAACTGCTATTGAGGAAGCCCTAATTATGGGCATAGAGCTTGGAAAAATGGGCGATATTGTTCCGTTTGGTGATACGTGTCAGCTTATACCTTCCGTTGAGGCTTTTGAGTTTACTCTTACCAATGGGAATAATGCCCCATTTGAGAACATTACAATCGAGTGTATTTATGATGGCGATGATTACAGGTCTGGTCGTAAAGATGGGAATTTCTTCCTGGATTTTGAATCATTTGGAAAAGAAAGAAAAAAAGTTATTAACTGTCTATGGAACCTTAAAGAAAACCGGACTTGTTATCGGGGAAATGTATGACGCTGAAAGGTTGCTTGAAAAAGCAGAAATTCATTCTTTGCCATATAAAAAGTATATGACTTACATGAGGGCTTATGAATACCAAAAAAGTGAGGGTAATGTTAAAAAAGATCCAAACGGCAGGGAATATTTTACATATTTTGAAGTCGCTAAAACTGACGATAAATATTTTGAGAAATCAGTTGAATATTTTAAGCAAGCTGAAGCCAGTGGTCAACTAAAAACTGATTCTAAAGGTGAATACGCTGTTCAGACTTTACCTAAAAAAGCAGGTGGAACTTTTGACAAAAAAATATACCGATACGAAATTGAGGGCGGAATGGCTGAAAAGGTTATATTTGTAGATGAATTAGTAAATCCTTATTCAGGAGCTGACCAACCTGAAATGCTAAGAAAATCTGCTGGAAAATCTTTTCTTGCAAAATATGCTAAGGTTAGAAATAGTGAGGCTGTTTTGCATGAAGTTAAAACGTCTAAAGGTGCTATGAAACAAGCCGTTGACCTTGCAGATAGACAGTTTATAGATTAGAATTAAAATGCCCCACGTATGGGGCAAATCGAAAGATAGGAGTGTTTGATTATGAAAAACAAACTAAGTATAGTATATATTTTAATTGTGTTATTATCAAGTTGCGAGCAACCTGTAGAGTATAGAGAAACAATAAAAGAGGTTGAAGTAATAAAAGAGGTGCCTGTTGAGGTTATAGTTGAAAAGGAAGTACCTGTTACTACTGAAACTATCAAAGAAGTACCTGTAACTGTTGAGGTCGAAACAGTCAAGGAAATAGAGGTTATTAAAGAAGTTCCTATGCCTGTAACTGTTATCAAGGAAGTGCCTGTTCCTGTAACAGTTGAAGTTGAAACAATAAAAGAGGTTGAAAAAATAGTATATGTTGATAAAATTATTGATAATGTTATACTGATAAGAGAAATAGTTGAAAAGGAGGTTTCGATGGAAACTGCAAGCGATGTAAAAGAGGTTATTATTCCAAGCCCTATTTTGGAATACACAAATTATGTTAGTTTAGGGGCTGGTTTAGGATTCAGGGCTTTTGGGGTTAATGCTGATGGTTTAATTGAGTTGGATGGGATTAGAAAACTGTCTAAAGTTGAAGGTGTTTTGTATTTTGAGTACAAAGGGAATAGCTTTAAGCAGGTTGGTCAAGATGTAACTCAAATAGAGGAACTACCTGTTATCGATTCTCCTAGAATTGAATTCGAAAAGGATAATTTCAAGGTAACTATCGGGGAGTACAAAGGAGATACTTTTTCTTACGTGTTTAATAGGACTCTTCAAGTTGCATTTAAAAATGTTACAGGTGCTTGTATGCGAGGAAACGATTTATTAGTATCAGTAGGTGAAACTATTGCGACTAGGTATAAAGGGGTCTATATATGGACAGTAAACGATACCGCTCCCCGATTGATTTTTGAGGAAGGTATCATTTTTTAGTAATGGGGCTTATGCCCCTACTATCACAACAATGTATGAAGCTCCAACAGTAAGCTCTTTAGATCTTGTTGTTGATCCTGTTCTTGGTGTTCCGTTTACATTATCTGCTCTTGGGTCACTTATTGCATAAACTGTAAGTAATGGTGAATCTTTTGCTTGGAAACCTGTCTGAGAATAACCTGATGGATTATAGTTCCCTCCTGTTCCTGCTTCGTTATTATGCCAATGCCCCTGAAACCTATCTTCCAACAATGCCCCAAGAGTATCATTATCCCCACCGCTTGATTGTGGCGCAATGTGTCTTGAACTCATATCTATTAAGGTTCTGATTCCGCCTGTTTCCGGTGCAATGATGTCCAAATATGGATTACCTGACAATAAATTAGTTAATGTTGAATTCCCTGTGACTGTTGAACCGTCTAAATGAATTAAATGAAATTCTTTATTGGCTCCATTTATTTGAGTTCTTCCTATTTTTAAATTTTGTCTATAATTTGCGCTTGCTCTGTTATGTATAGTGTGAAAATCTCCGCTGACCACCTTTGCCCTGTTCGACCATCTTTTTAATGTTCTTACATCTTCGGGTTCATACCAATATAACGCATTATTAGGGTCTGATGGGTCAATACCTTGATTAGTTGCTTGCCCTGTCGCAACGTATGTAATTCCCTCACGCCTAACTAGTGTGCCTGCTACATTGTAGATAGTTCCCGCATCCCATTGAGCTATAGCTCCCTTGTTATCTGACTGTATATCCCCTTCTGTTCCTGCAAATATAGCAATTTCGCCCGCAGTAATACTTGTTCCTACTGCTTCAACCCTGTCTGCAACAGCTTCATCGGTATAGCTTACAACTCCATCGTTCGAGCAATAAGTACCAAAATTACTACCTGATACGTTTAGCTCGACACCTGTATAGGTAACGTTTGTAATTCTGATTTTACCATATAGGGTTTTTCCGCTTAAACCTGACTCCTGTGCTGTCGCTTCGGTATCTTCCCCCAATTCGTAGTTACTCGCAGGGATAACGGTACTTCCTCGCTTGATAACTATGTCTGATAACAAAAATGGGAAATGGGTATCTAATTTAAAATTAGTCCATTCATTTAGGTTAAATGGCTTAATATCTCTTTGCATATAAAATCTCCTTTTATTCTAAAACCGCAATTGGTTTACTTTGTGTTTCCTGTGGCTGTGATAATGTTTCCTGTGGTTGTGATAATACTCCACTAATTATCCTAGGTTCAATAAATCCACTTCGAGCTTCTAATACTAAAACATCCTGTCCAGGGTCTACTTCCCTAACTATCCAATCTCTTTTTTTGCTAAACACTCTACCGTTAATATTTATATCTAATATTATTTGGTCTAGTAGGTCTATGTCAATTGTTGACACACCTACAGGTAATGTAATAATTTCCGATAATTCCCCAAACCTTTGGATCAACCTGTTGCCCAAACTGTTTAAATCTCCTAGGTCGTATAAATCAACCATATAAGTCTTTCTTTCAGGTTTACTAAACAATGTATCATCACCAATTAGAATTTGGTTATCGTAAATATTATTTTTTATATCTTTTTCATAAACAAGCTTTACAGATGAATTGAAATATCTTTGAGCTTCGGCATAATTCTTTTCGGGAAATCGCATTATCTTATCGCTTCCTATTGTATGCCTTTTATATAGTCGCCCCCACCTTCTAAGTGTTAATTTGCCGTTGTTTTTTGTAAAGAAAAAAGCATTATCATTTTTGAGTACACTGTCAATTAAATCCCTTACTTTACCACCTGCAAAGTAAAAATTGATTCTGCTGTCATTGGATATAAATTCGTTTGTTTCTATTGTATCCCAGTTTGTGGCGTTGTAATCAATCAATGCCTTTTCCTGTACTTCTGTTGTGATTATAGAACCTATTTTATTGTTTGTTCTGCCTGTTACGTCTGCCGATACTGCGTCAATCGATTCTATTCTCTTGGTAGTAACATTAAAATTAAATGCTATGCTGTTTCCATTTGTATCGTATACTGCTGACACGCCTGTTATATACGATTCATCTAGGGCTATATATTCGCTAGGGTCAACTCTGTATACAGGTACATTTTTTAAAGTTCCATAGCCTATTGGTATAGCTTTATCTTTAACATTATCAAAAACATTAGGGTAATCAGTAATATTAAATGTTCGGCAAGATTCTTGCGTCAACGCCCTTAGTATATTATTTATTACTAAAGTAACTGATTTTTCCATGACAACAGGATAGCTTAATTCCCCTGTCATAATAATATCAAAATCTTCTAGTATAGGGTTTTCTTTATTACTTCTTTTCAGTACCGCAGGTTTATTAAACCAGTCTAAAGTTTCAACGTCATCATATTTCCCATCCTGATTATTTATTGACAGTCTGTATTGAGTTAATAAAGTTGTTCCACTTATAGAGTCTGATATTTTATTCATAACTGATGGTACGTTAAGCCTTACAGGGTAGTTATATGCATTATCCATTGCGTCCGGATAAGTGGCGTTAGATTGATCTAAAGGGCTTCTAACAGATGAAGAAAACCTATGAGTTACAGGGTCGCCAATTTCCAGTAAATATCTAATGGCCATTAAAAAGCCTCTCTGAATTCAAACCGTTTTGAATATTTAAAACTGTTTATTGCAGATTGAAAAATTAAATCGTTGTCGGTTTCTCCGTAAAATTTTTGTATAGGTAGCCATTTCGTATTATCAAAATCTATAAAAAATGGATAGCCCTGCATAGTTTGAGTTACGTATGCCCTTCTGAAATCTTCTATTATCTCTGCATTTATTTTGTATCTAAAATCAACTCCAATTTTTCCGCCTCCGTAACCACCGGCAGTTGGTATTACTTGGCCTGATAAACTTCGTCTAGGTGTTACTGATGAATAGAATCCGGGCTCCCTAGATGGACTTATAGGAATTTTATGGCATTTTCCGACTGCAATTCTGCCCATATAAGATCCATTGTGCGAAATGGTTATTTGATTAGCTGTTACCGATCGACCTATTTCATATAATCCGTTTTCAAACTTTTTACCGTTTGGCGAATTAATTATTATAGTGTTATTGATAATTACTACTGTTGCGTCTGTTCCACCAATACCAATGCAATCAAATTCGTTTGAACCTGTAATAGCCATAGGTTGCGACAATGTTATTCCGGGTTGCGATAATGTTGCTCCGGGCTGTGATAATGTTCCGGGAAAAATAGCAAATGTTGAATAATCATTAGGTATAGAAAAATTAACAGTTAATGTGCCTGTATTGGCCACTCTGTCTGCAAGTCCAGGGCTTTTTAAATCTTCCGGTAAATCAGAAAACTGCAATAAATCGTTAATAAGTATTTTCATTATGCAACTCCCTGAATATTATCACTTGTGATTCTTATATCCCTAGTTTCTATTCCTTCGTTTATTATATCAAAAATTGTCTTTTTGTCTATCTGTACAAAGATGTTTTGAGGTCTAGCTTGACTTTCTCCTCTAGGTGTAACAGTTACTTGTTCACCTGGTGAAACTCTTAACCCTACATTATCAGCTCTTTGACTTCCCATAACTTCAGGTACGGTAAACCCACCCATGGGCGTACCTGTTTGAGCTGTAGGGGCTGGAGGTAAAGGAATATTTGACATTTGAGATATTAAATTATCGTATGAGTCTGCAACCTGTATGTGCTTGTTTTGGAGTTTATCATACCATGGAACCTCTGCCACTGCCTTATCTCTTTCGATTCTTACTTTTGCGACTGCTAAATCTCTGTCGAAAATTGCTTTTTTGTATTCAATGTCTGCAATTTCTTTTTCGTATTTCTTTTTGGCTTCTTGCTGTGAAGCTAGGGAATTCTCTTTAATTACAGTAATTGCAAGCTCTCTATTTTTAAGGTTTACAAGCTCTTGATTTCCAGCTTTTTGGGCTTCTTCTATTTCCCTTTTAATTCTATCTGTTGCGGATTCTGAAATTACTCCAGCACTAATCAAAGCTCTTTTTTCTTGTTCTGATAATGTAGCTATATAAGCTTTTAGTTTTTCATCTTCAATATTTTTAGCATTTTGTACCGCAATATCATATTCTTGCTGTGCTAATAATCTTCTATTGTTTAGTGTAATTTCAGTTATTCTATTCCCTAAGTCTGTTGTAAGCTCTTCAAATTTTTCGTTTGAATCTCTTATTCCGCTAAGAATTACAGATGTTAATGCTCCTACTGCCGTACCACCTATTACAGTAAAAACAGCTACTAAAACTTTCTCCCAGTCTTGTGCTCCTGAATCCGTAAATGTATCTGAAATTGCACTAATAAAAGATAATCCTAGCCCTACTGCTGAAATTTCAACTGAACCGCTCGCTTTCCCTATTTGTGTTACAAGGTCGGATATTGATTCAAGGTTTAGCTCTTTTTGTCCACTTGATAATTGTTTAGCTTCTGATAAAATTTGTTTTGCATAGTTTCCGTATTGGTCAAGGCTTTTTTGATTTTCCTTTTCCTTTTCTTTCATCATTTTTTTGTAATCTTCAAGTATTATTATATTGCTTTTCTTTTCAACTTCGGTAACAATTTCTGCATTATCTACTAGTGTTCCTGTAACTGCTGTAGATGTTTTTTCAATTTCTTTACTTGCAACATCGTTCGCTTTTTCTACTTCTTTGATCTCTTCTATTCTTACTTTGCCTTCCGCTAGTACATTAGCTATGTTTTCTTTGGTAGCGGTATTTACTGCTATCATGTCTTTATTTATTTGATTTAGTTTTGCATTACCCTGATTTACTATTTCCTGTATATTTTTTTCGGATGTTTCAGCTATTGCATTTCTTTCTGCTATTGTTCCAGCTATAACTTCTTTGGTGTTATTTTTCGCTTCGTCTGTTAGTGTTTTAAAAGCTGTTCTTACATCTCCAACATTATTTGCAAGCCCTTTGAATTGATCTCCTACAAAGGGAATTTTACCTGCAACTTCTAAAAACTTTTGAACTGCTCCTAAAACATTGTCAACTATAATTGAACCTAAAGAAAGAAAAGCTAATTTCAAGGCATTTATAGCAATAGTCCATCCTGCTTTAATATCTACTCCTAGCATTTTAAATTCTTTGGATAATACCTCTATACTTGTAGATAATGATACTTTTACTTTTTCCCAAACAGATTGTATGGTATTCCCTGCTATCTTAAATGCACCTTCAATAACTTTAATCGTTGTTTGGAATCTTACGGATAGCTCTTCTTGATTTTTTACCGCATATATAATTGCTGGAATTAAAACAGTCATTATCGCACTAGCTATAAATATCGCTGGATTGGCTTTCATTGCAAGATTAAGGGCTTTAAATGCTGTTGCCATTCCCTTTATTGCTGTTGCTCCTTTAGTTAGTAGTAAAAATGTTCCTAATCCTGCGGATACTCCTGCAAGGGTTATTCCTATTGCTTTAAGGGTCTTATCTAGGTTATCGCCATCGCCTATAAATTTTAATACTTCATTGCCTGATGAAATTACAACATCTAAAAAGCCTTTCCAATATGGAAGCAATTCTTTCCCTATAGTAGCTCCAATAAGTTTAAATATATCCTTAACAGTAGAAAGTTTTCCTTCTGCTGTTTGGCTAGCTATCTCCATTCCATTAAAAAATAATCCACCCTCTGCGGTCATTTGTTCAAATGCTGTTGTTAAATCTGCTGATGTTATTTTACCCGCTGATGACATCTTGGTCATTTCTTCAACTGATACCCCTAATGATTTTGCAAGCTCGGTGTATATCGGTACTCCTGCCTCTGCTATCATGTTTAGGGATTCCATGTCTACTTTATTTTTTAGCATTGCCTTAGTATATCCACGTGTAATAGATTCTAGCTTTTGGGCATTGCCCCCTGCCGTATCACCTAACATTCTGAAAGTTTCGACTGTTCTGTTAATATCCTGATTCATTACAGGTAACAATTGTTTTGACGCTGACGCTATGTTTTCAAATTGAAAAGGAGTTGTAGAAGCTGTTTTATTTAATTCTCTTACTAGTTCTTCGGCTTTCGCTGTACTTCCTAATAGTGGCGTGAATGAGGCCTCTACCATTTCAACGGATGAAGCTAGTTTAACCATTCCAATAGCTCCACCAGCCACTGCAACACCTAAGCCTAATAATGTTTTTCCTGCTACATTACTAGCTTTTTCCATTCCCTCGCTTGCTAGTTTTGTTTTATCATATTCTTTCTGTAATCTGTTATATTCACCTGTAAGTTTTTCGACTTCTTTACTTTCAGGGTCTAAACCGTTTTTTATTAACTTTATACTTTGATTTTCTAATGCTTTTTGTTGTGCAATTATTGCAGAAATATCATTCTTGTTAGCCTGTATTCCTGCACCTAATCGCCTATTTTTGTCTATAAAACTATCAATACTATTTGATTTAAATTGCTCTTGATATTTTTCAATTTGTTTTCTAGTCCCCTCTGATATTGTGCCAAATGTCTTAAGGTCTTTAGAGGCTTGGGCAAAATCACTTTTTACCTTTAAATTTATCTGTGCCATTTTGCGTTAAGCCCCCCTTTTTTTGTTTAGAAAATATTCTATTTCCTTATGGATATAGTTAAAATATTTTAAAAAATCTAAAACCCATGGCAACTCGTCAATCGTTCCCCGCCCATGCGGTAGAATCTTAAACACTTGCCAATTATCAAAAATATTATAGTAAAATTCAAAAATATAATAGGTATTTTCATCCACTATTATATCTATTTGTTTGTTATTTTCATCTGTAATTTTAAAACTTTTGTGACTCATAAAATTACAAATTTCTTTATTCTCAATATAAACATTTCCTGCCAATTCCTCTAGGTCATCGGCAAAAAATGCATCCTCGTAAATCTCCCTATCAAAACTACAACATCTTAGTTTGTAAATTGTCGATAGGGTTAATTTTCCCCCTCGGTCATCACCTCTTGGGTTTCCAATAAATAATTTCTTATTTCTGCAACTAAAGGCTCTAATTCAAGAGCTTTTGAACTTGCAAGAGATGAACCGTTGGTAATAACTTCTTCGTTGTCTAATTCTAGGTTTTTAATAGCACCAACAAAGTTTTTTAATGCATAGGTATCATCGTAATTTAGCATTACGTTTGAACCGTCATCAAACTTAAACTTTTTTATTTTGTTGATATCCTGCAATCCTGGAAACCCTTTAATATTAACAATAATTTGTTCATTTTCCGGTAAATCTTTATTTCCATTAAACTCTGGAATAAAAACATTTTCCCTCTTAAGTGTTCTAATTTTCATAATTTTCTCCTATCTTTCTAAAATGCTAAAATACTGTTTCTGTGGCGTTAGTGGTTCTAATGTATGCAGTAGCTCCACCTTCTCCTTTTGTCCACGCAAAATCGAAATTCTGTACACCTTTTAATGGATTGTCTAAAGTGTTAGATGTTAATATCGCTGGTACAATAAGCCATACTTGTTTTCTTCCTGTAGCTGTTGAATCACTGTTTTTAAGAATGAATAACAATACATCGCTGTCATCTTTACCGGTAATTGTATAAACACCTTCTCCGTCATCTTCAACAACTGTAAAAAACCTGTTAAGGTAATCTTTTTGGGTTATTACTAATGAGTCATCTGTTTCATTAAACTTTATGAATCCACCTGCTGATCCAGATATTGTTGTAAATCCATCAGTAATCATTTGATTATAGCCATCTGAACAATCATCTGTTGTATCTATGGTTCCTGTTTCTGCTGAAAATGAAGCGTCAACTTTGCAAACTTTTGTTAAAGTTATTAGCTGTACATCATCACCAACTGCGGGTGTAATTTGGTTCGCTAGGTCTGGACTTTTAAAAACATATCCAGCGTCAACTGGCAATGTTGAGGTTCCTGCTGTTTTAACTACATAAAACCATGAGTTAACGGCCAATGGTGTAGTTCCATCCCCTGTGATTGTTGCTCCTTTAGTTGCATTAAATAAAACGGCTTGTTTACCTACTCTTGTACATTTTTGTTTACCTCCTTGATAGGCTTTTCTTTTTCTTTTTTCTCTGGTAAAGGATTATACCGTTTACCACATTTTTTTACTGTAACTTGCTTTGGCATTTTTACTCCTCGCAGTCATCTAATTCTGTTGAAAATATTATACTAAAAAAAACATAGCTTGTCATCTGTCTGTCCGCTGGCATGAAATCAGCTATTATTGAATCCCTGTTAGTAAATCCAATAGATTCAGGCTTTATGTTGCTTTTAATATACTTGTTAATAACATCAAAGTATTCTGGAGATTTATCAATACCGTATAATTGAGCCTTTACAATAAAAGCCCTTTCCAATCGGTCTGTTGAATCCTTGCTATAATCTGCATATACGCATAGCTCTATGGAGTTAGATTTTAATTCTCTACCTGAATTGTAAGATTCGAAATTACTTAATCCCGCTGTTGTTAATAAAGCCGGCAATCCGGTAGAAAACGATGTAACTATTGTGTTTATTTGATCTTCAATGTCCATCATAATTTATCTAAATCCTTTTGCATTTTCCTGTCGTATTCAGTCGCATAGCTTGCCATATTACTCATAATGTCCTGTTTTAATTTACCGGTAATAATATATTTCCCAGCCTCTCGGCTTCCATCTCTTAAACCTCGCCCTTTTTCAAACAGGTTAACAGGATAGGAATAAATCTTAGTTTCAGTTCGAGATTTATTAACATCGCTCGCCAATAACCTACGTCCAACACTATCTTTATCATCGCCCCATTTTCCATTCGTAAAAAGGTTTAGTTCTTGTCCAGATAGATACTTTTCTTTTAAAATTGTTCTTGCTCTTGATCCAACCATTCCCAGAAATCCACCGGACAACTGGGGTATAGTTTTTTCAATTGCTCTGATAAAATCGGTTAATTCATACTTGATTTGAACACTTAGTTCATCCATAGTAAGCCTTGCCCCATTTCATCAATATCGTAAAAAGAAAAAGTATAGGTATCAATACCGTTTTCCCTGACTATTTTTGTTGATCTTTCAGTAAGTCCTGATGGCCTTTTAGCAACCATGATTCTAGCATGTATATTTTTTTCTGTTACATGTCCGGAATCTTCTGATTCATTAACCGCAGACTTATCAAAAATCCCTTTAAATGTTGATCCACTGCCAACTATAGTAAATGTTTCACTGGATGGGCTGTTTTCTACTGCCTGTTCCCTGTGATATTCTAAAATTGACAGTGTATCTAAACTCATTTTTTAGGACTTCCTTTTTTACAATCAGCATGGTCTTTGCAAGTTCTACATTCTTTAGTTACCTTTCCCCATGGGTAACTTTTAAAGCAGTCTTTAAAGCCCTCCAGCTTTTTTACAACTGGAGCTTGCTTTTTTACTTCTGGCTTATCCATTAAGCAAATGTACCTGTACTTTTTACAGTGTGGTCAATGTTGCCATATACGAACATATGTCTTGTTTGACTTCTTACCCAAATTGTTACAGGGTCTTTATCTGTGTAAGAATCTACAACCATATCGCCCACTCTTCTTACTGCTCTACCCATATCGTCAAGAGCGTTTACACCTCTGTTAATTCTATAGGTTTTGTCATTTAAAGAAAATGCAAGGGCTTCTGTTGCTGGAACAAATGGGGCTGGGGTAGCTCCCTCATATGCAACATATGAAGTTGCTGGAGTATAATCAAGAATCCAAAATGGGGCTGTTGCTCCAATTGGCTTGTATTGAGCTATCACGTATAAACCGTCAACTTCGCCAAATTGTCTAGCAAATCTTTCCTGTAATAGGATATCATTGCTTCCGTTGGCTTTCATTACTTCTAATACACCTGAATCGCTTCCAAATTGAGCTAACCAATCTGAACCCATGATTATAGCTCTGTTTGTTTTTGGAGTACCGCTTGCGTCCATTTTTTGGGAGATATCAAGTAACGCTTCGTTGAATGTTGCTCCTACTGCCGTAAAGTCATAGGTTATTGAGTTTCCACCTGCTCGACCATGGTCGTAACCTAAACCTAAATCAACACCATCATCACCAAACGCAGGGAAAACACCAGTAGATAAAACAGTAATTGCCTGTTTACATCTTGTCATGTAGTTCCCTTCCAAGTGGTCGCCCATAATTTGGTCAATGTTTTTGGCTAATGCCATTTTCTGCCCTTGTGTAGGTTCCATTCCAACTGCTATTGCGTCCTGTAACTCTTCGTTGATAGGAGTTTTTTCGCTTGCAATTGGAACCTCAATTAGCTCTGTGGTTCCAGGTTGGAACCTTCTAACTATTGAACCGTTGTTAAGGTTTCTATAGGACAATCCAAATGGACTAGAAATGTATCTATCCATTCTAAAACCTGCGGACAAATCATTATCCTGTGTATTAAAAATTAACTGGTCAATTGTTTTGCCTGTTAATTTTCTTTCTTCGTATGCTCTCGATACTGTTCGTGTAATTAAGTCTTTACCCATTTTAAACCTCTTTAATATAGAATCCAGAAGCTCTATAATCTGCAATTAAAGCATCTGTCAATACTAGCCTAACGTTTGCATCCGTTACTAGTGCAGAATGGGCAACTTCCCCAGCTACTACTATATTATCTTCACCTTGTGCGGATAATACTCTTCCATCTGTTCCATTGTAAATACCTGCTAATGCACCTGTGCTTAATGCAGAAAATACCCCATCGGTTTCTTCTAAAAGCATTCCTACGTAGTAGGTATCTGCTGATAGGATACATTGTCTAGTAGAAAAGAAATTACCTGCTTGTAATGACTTTCCAGTAAATAAGCTTTCTTTAGCCATTATTTATTCTCCTTTTTTCCATAAAAACTGTCAAGAAAATCATCATATGAATCTTTTCCGTCTTTGTTGACTTCTGCACTTTTTGGGGTCTGTTCAACATTAGTTAAATTACCCAAGTTATCAGATGGCGTTTTTACAATTTTTTCATCTCTGTTTTTTATTTCAGCAATTGCAAAATCACCAGCAGACATCCCCTCTGCATAGGCTTTCTTTAAACTATCAGATACGGTTTTACCACCTATTGATAATAGCTTGCTCCCTCTGTCCCTCTCTGCCGTTATGGCTTCGTCAACTCTAGCCTTTACGATATCATCGTGTTGCTTTTGAGCTTCGGGATTGTCTTTTAATAAGTCTGCTAAATCCATTTTAGCCTCCATTTTAATATTTTTATCCCCATAAAAAGAGGGACTTTCTAAACTTATTGAATCTGTTAAATATTCGTATAATTCAGATTCTATCATTTCTTTATCAATTAATCCATTTTCTAGTGATTCGCTAGATATAAAAACTCTACCTTTAAACGATTCTATTTTTTCTTTGCTTAATTTATTACTTCTTTTTTCCAAAATGGAATCAACAAATACATTAAAGATATCATTTAATTCCTTAGATAAAACTTGCTGGCCTTCATCTGTCATTAAATCAGGCCTTTTGTCTTTAGATGAATCATTAGTCAAAACTATTCTTTTTATTCCATATTCTTCATCTTGTTTTGATCTATCTATTATTTCAACCGCTACACCTATAGAGCCATAAAATCCTGTTTTTGACAATGAAATTATTTCATCTGTCGCACTTGCGAGCCAATAACAAGCAGAGGCCGACATATTTTTAACGGCTGTACTTGTAGGCTTTTTCGCATTTTTTATCACTTGGAAAGTTTCTTCACATCCAGATACTACCCCACCACCAGAATCAGAAATATAGAGTATTTTTTTAACCTCTGGGTCTTTATCCGCTTGTTTAGTAGCTTCTTTGATATAAGAATAGGTAGTTAATGTTTCACCAAAAAAAGCACTGCAAAAATCTACTTTTTGAACTAACATTCCAGCTATATAAATAGTTGCTATTCCATTTTGCACACTATATAATTTGCCTTCGTTGTTTTCTAGCTCTGTACTTATATCATAAACTTTGCATTCTTTCATAATTCCTGCTTTTGCTTCTGATATAGATTTTTCATCCATTTTTGCACGTGATTTAAGTATACTATCTTTAGTTTCTGCGTATTTTTTTACCAAATCTTCTTGCATAGCAAAAAACATTTTAACCATTATTACTCTCCCTATTAAAAACCTGTTCCGCCTCATATTCTAACGGAACACTAGTATATGCCCTTTGCTCCTGTTCCCATTCAGGGAAAAAATTATCCCATTCATTGCCGTATTTTGCAGATACATCCGATCGCAATTGAAAACCTTCTTTCACTGCTTCCGCTTCCGCTTTTACTTCTACTAAAGGGTTAATATGTCCAGGTACTGGAGCCAAATACATTCCTTGTAAATATGCTTGTTGAATCATTTCTCCACCTTGAAAAAACCCTGGAGCTGAAATATATCCTTGCTGTATTGCGTCTTTTGCTATTTCAAGAATAACAGGGTTCATAACTGTTCTTTGAAATGTAGCCCTTTTCTTTTTATAGCTCTTAACGAAATCGTTTAACGCTCCCTTATGAGCCGTAAAACTGCTTTCGTATCTTGATAATATCACTTCCGGAGGTGTACCTGTGGCCATAGCAACATAATTTAAACCCCATTTCTTGAATGGATCGTAATTGTTTCCCGGGGCTTTCATATCAAGAAATTCCATATTTTCAGTATTTTTAAGATTAACTACGTTTCCGGCTCCTAATCTTGTTACTGCTGTTTTAACTGCCCCTAGTGCATTGCTAATAGGGTTTTTGTTAGCTTTATTCCTATTAGCCAATCCTTCGGCCTGTCTGTTAAAATTAGTCCCATCTGTTTTTGTTATGGCCATAATTGTGGCTTCCATAACTGCCCTGTGAGTCATTGCGTCCGTAAATGTATCATCATTTCGTGCAATGTTAATAATACTGTATGCTAAAGGATAACCTCTCAATTGCCTTGGCAATTCTTTGATGTAAAATTGTAAAAGGTTTCTATCTCCATTTGCGTCAAGAAAACTAATCTCTGTACCATCGGTTTTAATTATACCTTGCCTTCTATACCAACCGTCATGCTTAATTCCTAATGTGTAGTTTTCGTCTTTATATTCCCAATCTATTTGGCTATTTGGGGCTTCAATTAGGTCTGCAAGTAATCCATTTTCCCGAAGAAAAAACAGTGGAGAATCTCCAGCGTATAATGCACCCCTAAATAATACAGATTGCTTTTCATAGAAATTAAATTTTTGCTGATAGTAATGCACTATTTTCTGAAATTCTTTGCCCCAATCTCTCGCATAATCTTTAGTTAATCCTAATGTTGACCAATCAGGCTGGCTCCTAAAGACTAATCCATCACCAATTCCATATTCAACTTGTTTATTTATTGCTGACTTTACGGCTCCGTATGTATGATATAAAGTTGTTGACCTTTGAGATAATAAACCATAGCTAGAGTCAAGAATTTTATTAGCGTCTGACTCGAACAATAGCATATTGTCAAGATCGCCCATTTGTTTTGAACCATCGTAACTTTGGCCTGTTGATATACCGTTAAACACTCTTATCATGTTAAAATCCTAACACTGAGCCAATCCCATAATCAGAATATAATTCTTCATATTCTCTCTGTAGCTCTTTTCTGTAATTTCTCAATGAGTCTAGTTCAGTAAACTCAAAAATTCTTCTACTCGCTCCGGTTCCTATTTCATACCTTTTACCTGTTTTAAGGACATTTGATATTGCAGTAGAAACTAGTTGTATTTCTGCTAAAAGCTCTGATTCTGTCATTAGCTTTCACCTCTTAGTTTTCTGAACCTTTCATCTGTTACTAAAAGTATGTGAAAAGTGCCCCACGCACTTATGTCGTTAGCTGAAACATTTACTGATTTAATGGCCAAATTTTTGGTGGAATAATATCTGGAAAAGGCCTTAAATCCAAATAGTTATTCATTCCTTGAGTCTGTACTCCAAAGTCTTTTTTTTCCACAAAATTTTTTCCAAGCCTTCTTGATACATAAACAAAATCACACTCATTGCTTGTTACCGCTTTAGTTACACCGGCTTCACCTCTCCATAAAAAACCCCAATAGCCACTAGGAATAGTATACATAAGTTGTTTTGTTTGGTTTGAACCATTTACAATCACAGCCAATATTTTATTATGTGTTTGCGGAACTCCTGCGATTACTGTATCGTTGTAATAGGCATAAACAGTTCCTTGTGTGCTGTTTCCAAAATCAGATTTATTTTCCAATCTAAAACATCTTACAACTGGGTTTCCAGACGGTGTTACAACTGCTTTTTTTGTTTGTCCTTCTAGGGTTACCTCAAAAGTTTCTGGATTCCAATTGCCTTCGGAATCTATAGTTAAAACGGAAATTTCTATTATTTGATTGTCTGCATTATTTGACGATGAAATATAAAGTGCTTCCCCTGAATCGTTACCCCATGCATAATCCCCACCTAAAGACCATAAATACTCTGGAGTCGTAGTTGTATCAATATCTGGGTTACTTCCAAATTTATCAACAATATCCATTCCTTCTTCCATACCTAAGGCAACCCTTAATTCAAAAGGTAATGCTGTTCCTGAAAAACCTCCTACTGTTGCAACAAGTAAAGCCCTTTGCTGTTTTCCTTTTTCATCCTCAGTGGTACAATCAGTGTTATTATTTTCTAAGTAGTTTATATCGCCTTTTGCCATAAATTCACTTTATATTTTTATTTTGTTTTTGTCAATATAAATAAATGGGAGCTTAATAGCTCCCAAAGGTGACAATAAATTAAATGATAACAGGAAAGGTTGACTTCATATTATCAGTTAATGATAATGCTGTCAATGAATTGTTTAACTTGGCCATATAGTTCTTTTTCATCAATAAAAGAACTATTAAACTCAATAATGTCTGCAATTTTTGTTTCTAGCTTTTGTATATGCTCTAATTGTTCTTTAGTGAAATAATTCCTATTGTTTTCACCTTTTGGAATATTATTTAATTCTTTCCATTTTTTAAGATTCATTCCTAAAACTTTTTTGTAGACTAATCCTGTATAGTTAGAATAAGCAAACTTTTTAAAGTTTCCTCTATCTGGTACATTATCTGTTATTGCTTTTGTTAGATCATTTCTGATAGAAACTCCAATGTGTCTAGTTTCACCCCTAACTAACAATTCATGTTCCATAAACTCAAATTGTTTAATGAATTCTGTTTTAAACTTTAATGCTTTAGCTCCGGTAAAACCCATTACTAACAATGTAAAAAATGATTTATTCATTTCATACATTCTATAGGTTCTTCCATTGTTTAAATAAGAAGACTCCATCAACTTAAACATAGATGAATCAATCTCCTCATTTTTGTGGAGATCATTTTTTAGGTTATCTATAGCCCTTAAAACTAAATCATGCCTTTTATTAAACTTATCTGCCACTAACAAGCTATCTGTAATAGCTGTTGCTTTTGTAATGTCGTTTGTTGTTAATCGAACTAATTGGTTCATTCAGACCACCTTAAAATAGATTTGTAAACTACCGGCAAATAAGGTGTAATTTGCTTTCGTCTACAATATAAATATAAAATCTGTTTTATTTTTTGTCAATCACTCAATCAACCCTAAATAATAACTATACCATGTTTCATAGCTCCAGTTGGTAACACCTTCATATTCGGCCATAGCCCACGCATAGTTGAATGTGTCTAAATCTTCGTTTCTTTCATGGATTTTTACCCATCCAAATACACCAGGTTTTATTTCCTGATACCTTTCTGATAAAAACCGTTTATATTTATCATCTGGTATAATCTTTTTTTGATTCCCTATCATTTGCCATTTAGGGAAGTGTATTGTTCCAACCCCTTCTTTTTGTTCTATAATTTCCATTATCATTTCTTTTATTAGTGAAACATGGACATTGTATCTTTTTGTCAATGGTGTTCTAATATCGTTAATCTTAGCTTCTTTGATTATTCCAATGGTTTTTTCTGTTGAATACCCCATAACTGCTGTAAATCTATCTTGTCTAGGATATACAAAATCATAAACAACGTTTGCTTTATTGCTAAAGTCTTTTACTCTTTTGGCTTGTCCGGGGTCATATCCACTATCAATGCCACACCTCCTAGAAATTCTACACTCTATGCCACATATTTTATATGTATGGTTATATACATAATCGTCTAGGGCAATCCAGCAAGAATCATCTATTGATTCTGGTTTACCGTGGAAAATCTTGTAATCTATTAAAGGCCATTTCTCCTTATCAGCTCCAAACCCTACAACGTGTAACTCTAGCCTGTCACCTTGAACATCTACACCACCATAAAGAGCTAAAGGGCAATGGGGCATTTGATATCCGCCATAATCTCTCATTTCGCCTTCTGGTACTTCTCCAATACAGTAATCTTCTGATCTGTCCTTTAACTCTTGCCATTCTGGGGTTTTTGTTGTTGTTGCCCATGCATTACCTAAATAGTTAATAGTGAAGTCTTTAAACTTTAAAACATCTTGGCCAAAATTAGTATTGATAAATTGTTGGCAAATTCTTTCCCAAGACAAAAAAGGGCTTATTAGTCCTGAACTATGATAAGATACTTTTCCAGCGTCATCGGGTGTATGTGTAGGGATCCATATACCATTTTCCAACATCCATTGTTTTTTTGAATGATAAAATTCTTTTTTACAAATCTTGCAAACATACCTTACTGATTCAGGAACCAATAACTTTTTGCCATTATGATTTTTTTCCCTAGAAAATGTTAGTCCGTAATCTTTACCGGCTCCCATAAGTTCCAATACTTGCAATTCTCCACATACAGGGCAAGGCATATTATACTGTCTTTGATCACCTTCTAAGTAAGCTTTATGAATTCGGCTAGTCCGCATATCGCTAGGAGTAGAAATATATAAAACCTTGTATCTTCTAAGTCCCAACGTTCGCCCTTCAATAATTCCGGCAACATCTCCCTGTCCTTTTAGCTCTGCTCCCATTTCATCTACTTCGTCGCAAACTATTAAATGAAATGTATTTGATTTTAAATCTGCTATAGAATTATACGATGACATTAGCAATTTTATATTTCCAGCAAACTCTTTATAGTTCGATTTATCTCCTGTTTTTCTCTTCATCCTTTCGGACATAGGTTTAATTTTTAATTTTGCGTTATCAATCATTACATCAATGGCCGATGAACTCCTAACGTCCGCAATTCCCTTAGTAGAAGTTGAAATAAAACGCTTCCTAATTGGTAATCAATCCATGATCCTATTGCATTTTCTGCAATTGTAGTTGTATTTAAAGACTGTACTGATTTTTTCATAGCAACATGGGTAACTGGGTTATCAGGATGTAACATTTCCAATGGTTCTACTAAATGTGGAGCTGTTTTTCTGGAAAATTGCCCGGGAAATTCCGTTGTTCCTGAAGGTAGGAATCTTTTTTCTTCTGCCCATTCTATAAGTGGCGGAATAAATCCTGTTTCTGGTAGTTTTTTAATTCTTTTTTGTAAAAAATCTATTTGTGATTCTTTAAGTATATCATCAATCATTAGATTCCTCTTTCCAGTTTTTGACAGTTTCTTGTTGTTGTCTTTTAATATCCTTTATTATGGCCTCTAAATCATGGGTTAATCTGTTTATTAGTTCCATAGGTTGGTTTTCATTGCAAAGATCTTTTATTACAGGTTCTATTTTTCTAAGTAGTCTTAATATTTCAAAGTTTGTTTTTTCCATAAAACCAAAAAAAAGGAATTCCGCCATATCAAACTTTATCAGCTCTCTAGCTTCTTGCATTAGTTTAAGCCGTTCACGTTCATTTTTATATTTTAGTTGTTCGGCCTTTAAAACTTCCTGTTCTAATTTAGCTTTTGCCGATTCTTCGTACAAATCATCAAATTCCTGTGGTTCTTTTTCAGGTTCTATTGGCTTTTCTTTCTTTTTTTTCTTTTCTGGAACTTTTTTTTTGCCCCATGTTTTTTCTAGTTCATCTGCTAGACTCACTGTTTAAGCTCCTGTATTATTTTTGTTTTGATATTTTCAGCTTTTTTCTCTCCAAATTCATCAATTAAAACTTTTTCTGTGGCCTGTATAAGTTTTGATAACTCATTGTTTTTTACTGGAGCCTTAGGTTTAGCTTTATTTTCTTTCTTTTTAATCAAAAATTTCCATTCATGGTGTTCATTGTCAATGTATAATCCAGGTTCATAAATAATTCCATTTTCCCTCAATCTTTCTTTGACTTCCACAAAATAAGTAGGCCTTGGAATCATATTTTTGAGTTTGTTAATATATTGCCTAGTTACACCTAATTCTTTACTAGCTTGGTTTTTGTTTATTAGCATTTATTATCCCTTGTTTAATCAAAATCATAATCTTCTTGACCATTCTTGCATTTTCTATATGTTTCTTCTTCCCATTTATCCCATCCTCTCCATTTTTTTAATAATTTAAAAGCAATATATAGAGGAAAGAAAATAATTTTTAATATATTCATCCTATCCCTCCATCTTCTCTAATACGTAACGGATAGCTTGTTCTTTGGCTTGGTCGCACTGATAAACCATATCACCTTTAAAAAACTTTATAGGACATATTTTTAAAACCTCATTAGTCAAATAACTCCTGATAACTATTTCCGTATCTGTTTGAACTACTTTTACACTTTTATAATTATTTCTATTTATCCCTTCAATAACTTCTTGCAGAAATAACCTATAGGTAGCAATTCCCCTAGTCATTACACCATTTTTAATGTAAATTGCATAAACACTGTTTTCCTCTTCCTTAGGTAAATAGTGTATACCTCCATCTGATTCAGGATATAACACCCATTCATCTGATAGTATTTTTAATTCAAATATCTTCTTAAACTCTTCTATTGTAAACATGCTATTTTTCCCCTTCGTGTATGTTGCCGATTATTTCATATTTGTTTGTATCATTAAATATTTTTAACCTAATTATGTGTCCGTTGTATTTCATATACTGACAAAAACAACTCTCTTTAAAAATAACCTCGCTAGGCTCATCTTTTCCATACTTCACAATATCACCCTCATAAATCTCTTTTCCGTTGCGGTCTTTTAAGCCTGTGTATTGACCTACTGTTTCAGGTTCAACTTCAATAATAACATCTTTAAATAAAGTTTTATTGCGTAATAACCCTAAATCACATATAAATGTTTTTCCAGTTACTGCTTCATGTATTAAATCACCAAATATATGATCCAGTTCATATATACCTGTTTCACTTCCAACTATCTTACCTCTAAACTTAATTTCTCTCATTCCCCTTCTCCTTATCACATCTAAATAATACAATAATGCAATGTATACCACATGTCAACTGTGTAAACTAAATATTAACTGCATTTAATATAAATATTTTTGTAAACTTTTTTAAAAAACAAAAAAATACACTAAATATGTAAACCTGATTTACAAAAAGTGGTAGAATCTAAAAAGGGCGGGTTCAGCTCTGATATAACATTTAAATCTCTAGGAGAACCTATACACTTTAAAATACCCTCTAATTTAATCACTACGGTATCGTAAAACGATTCTTTATACATTTTGGTATCTATACACCTCTTAGTGCGTTTCATGCGTTCTATGGCTCTATATCGGTGGATTAACATCCTTGGTATTAACATTGTCAAAGTAATCGCTCTTGATTCTCTTCGCTTCTGCTAGCTCTTTAACTGTCATTCCTCCGGTTTCTATCCCTCGCCTTGGTATCTCATTACAACAATCTTTACAAGGGCAATTCTTACAATCCTTTCCAGTCTTAAGAGCTATGTCGAACGTTCCCCATGCGTCGCACTTAGCACCCATAGGAATCTTTATATCCTTGAACTTCTTACATCCTGGACAATCTCTGTTGATTAGCTTAATCCCTTCCGGATAAACCTTAGCCTTGATAATCTCAATCTCTGTCTTAGCTGGCCTTGACTCTTTAATCCTCCATGAACATACAGGACACCCCATCGATATAGCCATGAAGTTACTCTCACAATGCAAACAATGGGCATAGTAAACAAAGTTATCCCTCTTTGACTCATATACCCCTGCTTTTTCCATACAAGAAAGAATATCCCCTATTATGGGTGCAGTCTGTTTGTTATGGTACCTTCTGACACTATCCCATACTTTCTGTAGCTTTTCCCCTGTGTAGTGTCCAAACTCAGATTGATATAGGCTTGTAAGCTTACTTTCCTTCTCGTTCGGATAAGTAAAGAACTTACCAATCTGAATGTTAAACTCTGTAATATTCATCGTCGAATTCTATCCCTTTGTCTGCTAATGATTTGATACACTGATTCCTAATTTTATCAAAAGTTTCCTGATCTACATCGTGGTTTTCTTTTAGCCTCAATAGTTGCATGTATGATTCTTCGTCAAGTGTCCTAGACTTCTTTTGCTTAGGATTATCATAGTTCTTCAAGGGCTCTGCTTCATCTAACCAATTATCAAGGGAATTGATAATAAACCTGTGAAAAGCCTTAGGCCTGTAATTAGGGTCAATCTTATCGTAACAGGTATCCAGATTATCAATAGCTTTTAATATCTCTCCATCCCTAAAAACATCGAACTTGGTTTTAACACTTGCAACGTCTGGAAGGGTAAAGATTGAGTATTTACAGGAAGGTAGATTTTTTTTAGTGTTCCAGTGGTTTATTGCTTCGGTGATTTTATCAGGGAGAGAAAATGAAGGAATGTAGGGTTTTTCATAATGCCCCTCGTAATCGCTTGTTTCTGTATTTTGTTTTTGTAATGTATTTGAATTTGTATTTGTAATGTTATGTAATGTATTTGTATATGTATATGGTAAATGCCCCTTATATGCCCCTTCCATGGGGCTTATATTTATCTGCAAAACAGTTGTTTTATCATATGGTTTTCTTATTTCCTGTAACATTTCATCTGTCAATTGGATAAATCTTTCTTTCCATGGGTTTTCAATAATTAGCATTTCTTCTTTGTAAATTGCTTTACCTTTATCATTTTCACCTATCTTTACTTTTTTTGTGCCATCAAATAAAGGTATTCTAGGATCGTAAAGTAATACAACTAAATTAGGGTTTTTTACTTTTGATAATTCTTTCCTTACTTTTTCGTAAGTTTTCCAAGATGTATTCTCGTTGTGCTTTCTCCAGTTGATTATACATAATTCTTGTGTATCCATACTATAATGTATTTTTTTATCATCATGAAACTTTTTTAGGTTTAAAATAAACTCTTCTGCTGATAATCCCAGTTCTGTTGTCGCTTTAATTATTGGAATTTCATATATACCACATTGAGTAGTTTTTTCATTGGTTATGATATATAAATAAACTAATTTTTGTTGCGGATTAAGTTTTAAAATATAATCATCTGACCAAAATTCTTTTTGAAAATTAACGTATGCCATTAGTTGTTTTTCTCCTTTTTCCTATTGTATAAAATACCGCCTAACTTAAATAAAACATTTTTTATTTCATAATTAAATCCATTGTAATATGTTTCTATTGATATTTCTAAAGATTCATAAACTTCTTCAAATCCATACATTCTAATTAGTCTAAGAATTGCAGAATCTTTAAAATATTCATAAGAACTCGCTCCCATATATCTGTAACAAAGATCATATAAAGATTGTATTTGCTGACTTTTTATGTTTTCAAGCTCCTCTTTCCATTTTAACATCATTTTCATCTGCTCTCTTTTTTCTGACAGCTCCACTAACTTCTGTTGTTGTTTTGTTATTACAGCTTCATCTGATAGTTCATTATCCCTTTTGCCTCTATTGCAATCAAAACAAGCAGTAATTAGATTTAAATACCCATTATTTCCGCCTTTAGATATTGGCTTAATGTGATCTACTTCTAATATTGCTTTAGGCGCTGAATTACCGCAATATTGACAAGTAAAATTATCCCGCTTAAAAATTTCAAATCTCTTCTTTTTACCAATAGGCTTTCTTTCTACCATAACAACTCCTAAACTAAAACTATTTTTTTGTGTCCAGAATTATCTCTTTTTGAATTTAAATTAAGAGCCTTAACTAACTTGTAATATGAACCATTGTTCAAATTGTATTTTTTCTTAATTTTTTCAACCGTCATTGATTCATAATCCTTAATGAATTCTTCTTTTTTGATTTCTACTATTACCATAACTTCCTCCGTTTATATTCTTATTCATATTACAATTCTTTTTCATTTATTGTCAAGGTAAAATAAAAAAAAAGAGCCGTTTCCAGCTCTCTAGTTTTTCAATCTCTCATAATCATCGTTGAGCCATATTTCCAAGGCTTTAAGTTCTGGAGTTACCCCATACTTAATTATTAGATATCCTACAATATCCAGCATTTTATTGTTTAATGCTAACAACCTGTTTTGGATGTCTTTAGTCATATTATCTCTACTTTATGGCCATCATACTCTATCATTATTCCATTTTCGAAAACAGAGCCCTCCAATCCTTCAATTAACATTAGATCATTTAACTTTTTAGTTATCTTTACTACCTCTAAAGATTTTAGTTTGTATCGGTATTTGTCACCACCTTTAATAAACCTAATCAATTCATAATGCCCTCTAGCAGTTGTACGAACCCACACTTTGTTTGCTAGAGTTTCCACCCTATTCAAATCCAACCCCATAATATCTTTAACACTCATGTCTAGCGTAATTTCTTTGTATTCTTGCTCCATTGATTCTCTCCTTTCTAATTCTTCTAAAAATAATTCATGTACCTTAGATTCATCACCACAAAGCTTAGTTTTTTTAAAAGGACATATGTCGCAGTCTATAAAATCACATGCTATATCTTCCATACCGCTATATAGGTCTATAGATTTTCTTAACTCATCTGTATCTATCTTACTAAAATCATATTCCATTTTATCTTTTCCCCCTTAAAAACTTCTTTCTTTGCTGCAAATAATTAAAAATACCTTTAATAACACCAAGATTGAACAAAGCTTCTTTTTCTTTTTGGTATTTCTCTTTTTGATTTAAAAGTTCTTCGTTCATTCTGCGGTTAATGTATTTTTGTTTTCCTTTTAAAGCGGTAATCATATTTTTATATTTATTTTCCATGCCTGAATAACTGTTTACTTTAATTAAAAGTTCTTCATATTTCTTAGCATGTCTTGTAAATTTTGCCTTACTTTTACCTTCAGGAACAAAAGTAACTATTATATTTTCTCTAACAAAATAATAGATATTTTCACCATTCCATTCCAGCTCTCTTAGTTCTGATCCATCTTTGTCTACACTTAAAATTTTATACCTACCTATTTCATTTAAAGCAGATAAAAATAAATGATTAAGTGTTACATTATACCTTTCTTCTAGTCTATCCATTGCATGTGTAGAAATTTGTAGCATTCCCATACCTTCTCCCCCTTCCAAATCTAAAACAACTATGCTAAAATATAACTTTATATTTTATGTTTATTTATTTCTCAACGTTCCCCTTAAGTTCGCTGTGTGCCATTTAAGGGGTTTTTTATTTGGTATCACTTTTACTACCCATCACAACGAACAGAATAAAACTTACAATACCACCTAAAATTATCAATATCGCAGATGAATATATTTTAACCCATTCATCCTTTTTGATAATACCTTTGTATTCCTTGCAATACACAATAAATCTAATATAAGCAATTAAACCTAAAACTAACCACAAACCAATTAAAATACTAAAAATCATTTAATTTATCCTCCTCTTGTAAAATCAATTCTTTTATTTCTGAAAGAATTCCTATAATCCTTAAAGTCTTTCGTTCTGATTTTTCCTTTTCTTTCATCCAAAATTCGTATTCAGTTCTTAATGTTTCAAGGTTGTCTTTCATTCTTTCCCCCTAATCTTAATAGTTTTTCCATATACACAAACTATACCTAAGCTTTTTAAAAACTTTTGTATTCCTTCTTTATTTTGCTTGCAATAAAATGCAAGTGTGCAATCTTTACAACTGCCCACTTCTTGACTGTATGTTTTGGTCATATGTCCAAATCTAACATATCATGTTTTAAATCAGATTCTGCATTTTTCATGTTGTTAACAAGCTGTTTAAAATATGAGTCCTTAAGTTCAATAAGTATAGCTTTCCTGCCCATTTTTACGGCTTCGTAACCTTCTGAACCTATACCACCGAATGGACTAGCTACAACATCCCCTGGGTTGCTCCAAAGTTGTATGCCTCTATGTATAACTTGCAATTGAGTAGGAGTCATGTGTTTCTCATCGGCTTCATCTCTTGCACTTCTATATTGAAGTGTATCACTGGGGTCAATATCCATCCAAACAGGACTCGCATATTTATTCCAAATTTCTACCGATTGAAATTCCTCACTATCCCGCTTTTTTATATCGTTAGTTCCAACGTAATGATCAAGTAGTCCGCTTACAGGCTCCATATTTTCCCCTGGCTTACTCATAGTAACAAGATAATCAGCTAAACCTTGACGAGATACGCAAGAATCTTTTTTTACTTGTTTATGAAGCAATCCAATATGCTTAGTCCTAATCATTGCAAGCCCTGGATCTTTCCAAATACAAACTTCACTATGATAAATAAAACCAGCTTCCTGGAATAATCTTATCATGTCGCCCCTAAGGTCTTTAACCCCTAAAACTCCATCCCTAGCTTTTTGTAAAGTAGTATTCATAACATGGAAAGATAGATTTCTTCCAGGTTTTAATGTCCTATAAAGTTCTTTAATAATAAACTTAAAATGTTCATAAAATTCGTTATCATCTTTGCAATTAGATAAATCCCTATCTGAATTACTAAAAGTATATAACGCTGAAAATGGCGGACTAAAAATATAATAGCCTACGTGATTGTCTGGTAGTTTTTGAAGTATTTCGCAACTATCTCCATGATAAGCTTCCCAATTATCACCTTTATAGTAATTCTCTTTGTAATCAACAAATTCCCTTTCAATCCCCTTGATATTATCTGCGTTAATATCTTTCATGTTTTTAACCATTTCATCTGTCATTATTTTTGCTTGCCCCTCTTTTCTTTCAATATTTTTAACAACTGCGCCCTCGAGTTCACTTGTAATCATGTAACAATCTACATCATCTTTCTGTCCAAATCTCCAACATCTTCTTACTGATTGATAAAACTGTTCGTATGAGTCTGATAATCCTACAAAAGCCATTTTATGGCATACTTGAAAATTCATTCCAAGCCCTGCTATTTTTGGCTTGCTTATTAAAACTCTTATTTCACCATTAGCAAAACCTAATAAAGACTTTTTTTTATGTTCGTCTGTATCTGAGCCTTTAACTTCTACACTTCCAGGTATAAGCCTTTTAAGTGTTTCAGATTCTTCGTTTAGATTACACCAAATAAGCCATATATCAGTTGAACTGTTGACCATATTGGCGGTTTTTATAGCCCTATCCTCAATGGATGATTTTCTGGCCTGTTGCCTTTCTTGCAAAGTTTGTGCTTCCATAGCAAATAAAAAACCTGTAGTTGCTTTTTCTGCTTCGACTGTTATTTGGTGCATATTTAATTTAGGAAGAATAAACCCTTCATCTGAATAACCTAAATCACTAGGTTTAGTAATCATTACTGCCCAGCTTGCAACCCATCCCCAGAAATTAGATACCGCATGTTTTTTCAATCTCCATTTTTCTCCGTTTTTGTTTTGAGCGTCATTGATAAAAAACATTGATAACATTTCATAACCTGTAGCAACTCCCACAAATTCCGCATGATTACCTAGTTCTGTAAAATCATTAGGTGCAGGTGTCGCAGTACATGCAAGCCTGAAAGCTATGTTTTTTGTTGATTCTATAATTTCATTTCTGTATTTCCCTGTATAACTTTTAAGAATACTAGACTCATCTAAAACAATCCCATCCCAAGTTAAATGATTATACTTATGGTACTGTTCATAATTAACGATGTATATTCCTGGATTACCAAAAGTATCAGAAACTAACCTTTCTACATCTATATCAATCTTTTTAGCTTCTGCAATTGTCTGCTCCGATACCGCTAACGGTGCAAGAATTAAAACTGATCCGCCAGTATATTCTTGAACTACTCTTGCCCATTCTAGTTGCATAAATGTTTTACCCATTCCGCAGTCGGCAAATATGCAAGCTCTACCTCTTTTTAATGCCCATTTAACTATATCTTTTTGATAATCAAATAAAATAGGGTTCAAATCAGGAACTTCTTTTATCCCAGTTGGTACCTCTATAATTTTTTTCTTTTTTAAAAACTCTTCGTAACTATTCATAAATCCCCACATATCTAACAAACCAACCAGCGCACATCCTTTCTTGTGAGGCTGATGTTCTAACAGTTGAATCAGCAACCTGTAAGATTTTAGTAGCTTCTGGTATTGTTAGTTCATATTTTTCATCCCCTTTGCTAATTTCGACCATAGCAAACCCATTCACAACCTTTCTTTGTAAGTGCTTTAATTTTTCGTATCTCTCTAAAGCTTCTTCCTTGCTATGCCCTACTGCATAACGCCTATTCAATAAAGCAGTACCGTTAATCATGTGATTGTGAAGCCTTGAACCTGATAATGTATCAATAACGTTCCTTTGACCTTCTATCCAATCAGTACCATCGAAACAATAATAATACCCCCCTCTTGT